CCAATATATTTCAGGATGTTTATTACCTCTTTGTTTAATATCCTTATACATCCATTCAGTTAAAGTTCTCATTTTTTCTATTTGTCCATTTTGATTTAATTTATCAGTTTGCCATTCTGCTACTTGTTCAAAATCAGGAAAAGAAAATACTTGTATGGCTGCAAAGTCTCCTTCAACTCCCATAGAAGTATCAATAGCTATTAAATATTTTTTATATGGTTCTAAATCTTTATAAAATCTTATATCATTATCCACCACAAATTTATATGTAGTTCCTTCTAATTCTAATATTTTTTGTCTTAAAATCATTGCATCCACAAGTGAATTTGATTTACCCACAAATTCACAATTATGAACCAATATATCATTGGAATAAAACTGATTACCTTTATCAACTTCAATTATATCATATACTTCTTTGACACCACCATCTGTTATATCTTTAATTTTTATCATACCTTGACTAGTAAATACCCAATCATTTATTCTTAATGATTCAGCATCTACACTTTCAAAAGCATTTATATATATTTGATGGTCTTTAGTGCAATTTATTTTTAAATCATTTTCAAGTAAAATATCAATGGTTGATTGAGGGGGTAATTTTTTTACCCCTTTAAAATCAACCCAACCATTTGGTGTATATATTTTATATTTTTCTTTATTTTCAATCATTATTTTATTTATTTTCAGGATATGTTTTACTAAAATAATTACTAAATGATGACGACATTTCTAATAATTTTTCCAATTTCCAATGAGTTAAATATTTCATAATATGAACACCAACATTATTTTTATATTCTTTATATATTGACTCTTTAATATGGTTATCAATATTTTCTCTTAATTCATTTGGTATTTCTTGTAAATCAATTATTTTTTTATTAAACTCATAACATTCTTTTACAAGTTTTTTTTCACCCAATGGAGTTTCCCAAGTTGAATTCATAAATGAATGCCAATTAAAGCCTTTAATTTTTCTATCCATAAATGCATCCATTATACCAACTGTTTTTTTAGTTGATTTTTCCCTAACACCTGGATAAGCTCAAATAATATTATCTGATTTATCTCCTCTTATGCATTTTGTAAATAATGCATATTCTATCCAATCTTCCATAGGAGTTAATGGGTCACCATCTTGAACCAAAACATCTGTTCTTGATACTGACACTTTACCATCTTTTAATGTAAACTTTATAGGTTTATGATTTACAGATGAAATCATACAATTTTTTGATATAATTCTATCATCCATTGTATTATAAATTATTACATTGTCATTGATTAATTGAACAAAATCATTATCAGTTGATACAATAATTATTGTATCATTTGGATGTAATGCAATAAATCTTGCAATCAAATCATCGGCTTCTGCTTTCTGATAATCTAAATATGTTACATTTGTTTTTTCCTTTAAAAATGGAATAAAACTATTTTCAAAAACATCTTTTAATTCTCTTTCTTTTTCAATTTCTGAAGGTGTTTTTTCTTGTAATTTTTCAATTCTATTTGCTTTATATTGTGGATAAACATCTTTTCTCCAAGTTCCTTTACCATCTGCACAAATAACCAAATGGTCTGGATTAAATTTATCACAGGCTTTTTTTATCATAAAAAACATTGTATGAAGTAACATACCTTTTCTTAATTCAGAATCTGATTCATTACTTGAATACATTGCTCTAAAAAATAAATTATAACTATCTATTAATACATAAGAACTCATATCTTTTCTCTTTTTAATTAAACTTAAAGATATGATACATTAATATTAATTTTTTATCAATATTTTATTTACATAATAAATGTTGAATCATTAGACAATCTATGTTTAGTTGTATAAACAGCATCATCTGAATTTTCCATTAACATTGCTAAATCATTTTCATCAATATTTGATACAAAAAAAGCATTTAACCATTGGTCAACTATTTCTTCATCAGTTTCACCAGGAAATCCTTTTTTCTTCATTTTTTCAATGAATGTTTTATTGTAAACAACTTCAACTTCCAAATTATCAGGGTTATAATCTTCATCATAATTTGTTTTTATTGCCACCCAAGGTTTTTTCAATAAATCATTTTTTTGTTTATAATAATCAATAGAATTAATTTTATTATATTTTACTAATATATCTAATTCAGCTATTTTTCTTTCTTCTTCAGTTTTATCTTCATTTAAAACTTTTGTAGTTTCCAAAGAATATGTAAAATCATCTATAATATTATATTTTCTTTGTAAATCCAAAAATGATAATTTATATAATGGTAGTTTTCTTTTTTCTTCTGTATTATACTGAATTGATAACAAAAATTTTTTTAATTTAAACATAAATGATGACATACATTATCCTTTTTCTTATAATAATACTTATTTCATTATATACATAAAAAAAGAATCTATCAATTTAATGATAGATTCTTTTTATTTCCTAATTGATTAGTTTGAACCACTCAATGAGCCAGTTTTAACAATTCTGATTGGGATATAGATTTGTTCTACACCTTTAACAATTTCAATTGCAATTTCTGCCCATAATTCTTTTCTTTCAATTCGTTCATTAGTATTTACAGAACGGTCAGTAACTAATACATAGTCATATAATTCATCTCTTGCTACATAATCATTTAAGATACTTCTCAATGTTGCATCAAAATCTTTTCTCAATGCTTCTGTATTTGGTTGGAAGAAGAATGGTAAGCAAGCTGCATCCAATTCTCTTTTCAATCTTAATAATGTTAAAATAGCATGTTCATCAGATAATGAAGATGAATAATTATTTTCTGTATTTTCACCCCAGAATAATAATCCTGTGTTTCTTTGTGGCATAATTGGGTTCATTGATTGAGCTACAATAACTTCACCCAAACCATCTTTAACAACAACTGGTGCATATTCATTTTCTTCTGTAATATAACCAACTGATGCTAAATTTTTAACTTGACCATATTGTGTTCCAGCAGCAAACATACCTCTTGGTAATACCAATAAGTTTTTCATTTTTGCAACTGATGATGGAACAGCAACATCAGAACCATCGACATTAGATGCCAATCCCATTGATGGATATTGTCTTGTCATATAAGCACTTCTAATTACACGACCATCTTCACCATGAGCAGATGCATTATTTTTATTAGATGCCCATTCAATAATGTCATTAGCTTTTGGTGCTAATCTTTTTGGTGTATCAGAAATAATATAGAACATTTCTTTTTTATCTGTATTCAATGAAATCAATTCATCATCTAATTCAGGATAACCTGGACAGCAAGCAAAGAAGAAATCATATTCTGATGAACGAATATCATCATTTGAATTAATTGCTTCTGCTAATGCTCTTACAACCATAGTTCTTTGAGCTTTTCTACCAAATAATCCAGAACCATCTAATGCATTACCTGAAACAGTTGCCCAACGAGTTGTTTTAGGATTGATTTCTGTTCCTGGTGTAGCAAATGTTTTAGAACCACCAACAGTAAATGTTTCACCTAATTCTTTACGAGCATTTTTATATTCATTTTTCATTTCTTTAACATTATTTGTTGAATATAATGTATTGAATAATAAAATATCTGCTGCATATGCTTGTGGATTTGGACAGTTAGGGTCAACATAATCAGATAACATTAAATCTTCTAATTTTGTTGAGAATGGATTATGAACTGATTCATAAACTTCTTTTAAACCATCTTCTGATTCAACTTCCCAATTATATGCTGGACCAGCATTTTCACGAGCATCAGCAAATATAATACCTAATGGAGTTGTTTGGTCTGTATTATCAATTAATTCCCATTCATTAGACATATATCTGTAAATTTCAGGATAATTAACACTTGCTGAATTAATCCATAAGTCATAATCAACTAATGCAGAACCATCTTCATGTTCTTCTGGTTGAGCTGATGTAACCATAATTTCAGCACAAGGATATACATTTTTATAACCTCTCCATTCATTACCATCATTAACCATAATATCAACTTTAAAGTCATCATTAAACCATAATGTTCCTTCAACTGCTGGATTTGATGGTTCTGTTGCTTTTGCAACATATAATGGTTCACTCCATTTTGTATATTCACCTTCTTCTAAACCAAGAGATGCCAAAACTGTTCCATTATTTACATTTTTCAATTCAATTGTATTACCAGTGTTAGAAATAATTCTTAAATAACCATCAGTTGTAACATCTGCTGTAATATTTGCAATTTTAAGATTAGCAATAGCTCTTACTAATAATTGAACATTTGTACCAATTGTTTTAACAGTATATTCTTTAATAGAACCATTAATCAATGTTCTTATTGTAAATGATTCATTCATTCCAATTGTTGGATTTGATACAGTTGATTGAACAATATTCAATTCTTGTGAACCAAATTGAGCCATTTTTGTTTCAGCTTTATTATCATAATCATATTTTACAATAATTGATTTAGCATTTAAACCTTGACCTAAATCTTTTTCAGCTTCAAGATAAGAACCATACATTGGAACTGTTGATGATGCCCAAGAATTATTTGTTGCATTATATTGTTTCATAACATATTTTGCACCATTATTTGGTTCAGTTGTTTTAACCCAAATTGAACCTTTTACTGTTCCATAAGGAACTTGTGAGTGTGTTTTATGAACTAATGATACTGAATCAATAACAGCATCTGTTCCATTCATTTTAAAACCTA